CCGGTGTCGACGTGGCGCCCGCCGGCCGGCCTGCCGTGGCGGACGTGGATCGTCACGAACCCGCATTACCAGGGCATCTACGACACGGTGCGCGATCTGCGCTCCCTGCAGGACCGGGCCGGCGCGTCGGTTGTGGCCCTGCTTCTGCGCGAGACGACCATCGGGCAGCTGATCGCTGGCGAGGACCCGCCGCACTACTTCGTCGTGAGCCCCATCCGGCCGCGCTGGGGTGGCCCCGGTGGCGCCGCGCTGACCTCGGGGGACACCTGCGGGTCGGTGCTCTGCGTGTGGGAGGAAGGCGAGCGTCAGGGCACCACGTCGCGGATCAGCCTGCTGCCGCCTTGGCGCGCGAAGGGGGCCCGATGAAGGCCCTCCCCTGCCCCCCAGGGCAGTCCCCGCGCGCGTGGCAGACCGAGGCCCTGACCGCCATCCGTGATGCGGCTTGGGGCCCGGACCGCCTGCGCCGGATCGTCGTGACGGCGGCGACAGGCACGGGCAAGGGCACCCTCCTCTCCGGGCTGGCCCGGTTGGTCGAAAAGAGCGCGTGGCGCGTGCTCATCCTTGTGCACCGGGATGAGCTCATCCGTGACTTGGCCGCCCGCGTGGCCTTGATCTCCGGGCCCCCGCCCGGCGTGGTGAAGGGCAACGAGAACGGCATCGGCGCCGGTATTGTCGTTGCGTCTGTGCAGACCCTGAAAGGCGCGCGGCTCGACCAAGTTGGGCGGTTTGATTTGGTGATCACCGATGAGTGTCACCATGCCGAGGCGGCCACCTACCAGGCCGTCTACGCCAAGGTCAACGCCGTGCGGCAGGCCCTGGGTCTGCCCGAAGTCCTGCACGTCGGCATGACGGCGACTCCCTTCCGCACGGCAAAGGCAGGGTCAATCAAAGGCCTCGGCGCCGTCTACCAGGCCATCGTTCACGAGCACGGCATCCGGCAGGCGATTGAGTGCGGGGACCTTGTGACGCCCTCCGCCATCCGCGTCGACACGCACGTCGAGCTGTCCGGGCTGCAGGTCCGCGGCGGGGACTTTGCCGAGGAAGACCTCGCCAAGGTCATCGACCACGACGAAAGAAACCAGGTCGTGGCACGCTGGTACGCCGAGAACGGCGGCGGGCGGCCGTTCCTCGCGTTCGCGGTATCGATTGCCCATGCGGAGCGGCTGGCCCTTGCTCTTCAATCGGAGGGCGTGGCCTGCGAGGCCGTGCATGGGGAACAGCCGCTGAGCGTGCGGCGGGAGCGGATCGCCAGCCTGCGCTCGGGCCGGCTGCGGGGGTTGGTCAGCCGCGACCTGCTCTTCGAGGGCTTCGACGCGCCGGGGGTGGAGGTGCTGCTGTGTATGCGGCCGACGAAGAGCCAGATCATCGCGCAGCAGCTTGTCGGGCGCGGCCTGCGGCTGTCCCCGCAGACCAACAAGACCGGGTGCCTCGTCGTCGACTTCGTGGGCTTTTTGGACGTTCTGGACCTCAGCCACGTCCCCGGCCTGTCGGACCAAGGCGCCGGCGACGTCGAGGCTGCAGGTGCCAGCGCGTGGCAGCCCCGCCCCGGTGACCTCGTCGTCCACAGGTACGACGATCTGGGGGTCGGGCAGGTCATGGAGGTCAGGGGGGACAGCCTCGCGCGCGTCCGGTGGGGTGTGGGGGCCGATGAGCCGCCGGCCGAGGCTGTGCGGCTGCATGGGCTCGCGGAGCTGTCGAGGGCCCCCAAGAACCTCGTCGAGGCGGTCCCTGTGCCGCTGCGGGTGACGGGGACGTCTGAAAGCACCGTCTGCATCCTGCCGGGGGCTGACCCCTCGCGCGCGTGGCCCTGGGTGGAGCTGGGCGCGAAGCCGGGGCGGTGGTGGGTGGCCAGCGCGGAGGCCCGCCCCTCCCACGGCGAGGAAGACAGCCGCGTCACCCTCCACGCCGTCGTCGCCGAGACCTCTGGCGGCGGGTGGGTGCTGTACACGGCCGAGCGGCGCGAGGTGGTCAACGGCGACAAGCGGGGGACAGCCCACGCGCACGCGGTGCCGGACAGGCAGCGCGGCCGGATCGTCGAAGAGCAAGGGGTCCTCGGCAGGCTGTCCCGTCAGCGCGCGGGGGAGGCGTGGCTTCGTGGTAGGGCTCGGGCGCCGGACCTGACGGCGGGCTGGCGGGAGGAGCCGGCCACCCCGGGGCAGGTGCGGATGTTGCGGGCGATGAGGTTCGAGCGGGACTTCACGGAGCTGCGGAAGGGGGAGGCGTCGGCGCTGATCGGCGCGGCGTGGGGGCGGATGGCTGTGCAGAGCGCGAGGAAGGCGCACAGGGCCGCGTATGTGTCGGGTAACAGGGCGAAACACACTGAGGAGGTGGCGGATGTTTGACGCAAAGGAAGGCGTGGACGTGGTGGAGACGTGCTGGGAGGGCCTGCGATGGGCCCGGGGGCAGGCCCGGGCGCGGGTGCTGGTCCTGCGGGGCGGGGAGCCTGCGGGGCAAGACGAGCGGCCTGCCGCTCGGCCGGCTGGGGCGGACGACTACCGGGAGGTGGTCCTGCCCGGCTGGGTCTTGATGTGCTGGGGCAGCCCCTGCGGCGTCGAGGTGGTCGACTGCCCGGTCGGGCTGGCCCTCGCTGTGGCCCACGACCTCGGCGCGCACGGGACCGCTGGGCAGGGGGTCGTCTGCTGGCAGGGGTGGCAGGTGTGGGCGCCTGGGACGTCGGGGGGTGAGGTGCGGCGAGCGGTGCGGCGGGGGCTGATCGCGGGGGCTGCCCTGACGCTGCTGAGCCGGTTGTGGGAAGCCCGGGACGCGCGGGAGGCATCTGCTCTCCTGGGGCCGGTGGAGCGGGTCAGGAGCGTGGCCCGGCGGGCGGTGGAGCGCGTGGAGGCGGGTGAGGCGGCGGAGATGGCCGCTGGATGGGAAGTGGAGGCGGAGCGGGCTTGGCAGGATGTGGCGGGGGTGGCTGATGTCGGCTGACCTTCTCGGCGCCGCCCTCGCCTACGCAGGGCAGGGCCTCCGCGTCCTCCCGCTGCACAGCGTCGACCACCTCGGCGAGTGCACGTGCTCGGAGCCAACGACGTGCAAGTCGCCGGGCAAACACCCTCGGCTTGCGCACGGGGTCCGCGAGGCCTCGGCTGACCCTGAGCAGGTGAGGGCATGGTGGGCCCGCTGGCCGACGGCGAACGTGGGCCTTGCCACGGGGCCGAGCACGGCCGAGGGGCTGACCGGGTGGTGGGTGCTGGACCTCGACCGGCCGAAGGCTCAGGAGATCGACGGCCGCGACGCCCTCGAAGTCCTCGCCGAGATCCACGGGGGGCTGCCCCAGGGCGCGGTCAGCCTCACGGGCTCGGGCGGGATGCACCTGCTCTGGCGGTGGCCTGAGGCTGGGTCTGCCATCAGGTCCCGGGCTCGGGTCCTGCGGCACGACGGGGCGTGGGCCAGCGCCGACACGCGGGGGTTGGGCGGGTACATCGTCGCGCCGCCCTCCATGCACGCCACAGGCGCGCGCTACACCTGGGGCGAGGGGGCGGGGCTTGAGGCCCTCTGCGCGGCGCCTGGGTGGCTTGAGACGGCCGTGCGCGCCAGAGACGAGGCCAAGGTCGCGCCGGCGGCTGGGCGAGACCTGAGCGCCTCTGGCGGGGCTGAGGACCGGTCGTGGGAGGTCGGGGGCGACAGGGCCAGCCGCTACGTCGCGGGGGCGCTGAGCCGGGCGTGCGAGCGGCTGGAGAAGCTCACGGCGGGGCAGCGGCACGCCAGCCTGCTCAAGGAGGCCCGCACCATCGGCGGGTGGCTTCACCTTGTGCACAGCCCCGACGAAGAGCAGGCGACGGCTGCGCTGGCAGAGGCGGCGATGAGGGCTGGGCTGCCCGAGAAGGACGCGCGCCGGACCGCAAGGGACGGCGTCCAGCACGGCATGAACGAGCCCCGCGACCTGCCGCCGCTGCCCGACGGGATGAGGGACAGCCGAGGGGGTGGCATGGCCGCAGGCGATGGATGGGAGGACTGGGGCAGCCCGGACGCGCCGGAGACGCTGGACCCGGGCGAGCCGACGTGGGACGGGATGCACGATGAGGATCACGTCCCGGGCGTCGGCCTGCAGGACGTGGGCGAGGAGGACCCCGAGGTCTCCGGCGTCGAGGTCATGGGCAGACGCCGCATCGTCTGCACACACCGACCCTTTCACGAGGTCCTGCGCGACGCACAGCGTGCCCTCGCCAGCCTCCGCGGCCCGGCCCGGCTCTACCTGCGGGACGGGCGGCTTGTGCAGGTGGTGGTCAGCGAGCACGGCCCCGCCATCCGCGAGGTCGGGGGCGCAGAGCTGACCGCGGCCCTGATCGACGCGGCCGACTGGATCGAGCTCAGGAAGCCGCGGCCGAAGGAGATCACCGCCGGTGAGGTCATGCTCGAAGAGCCCGCCAAGGCTCTCCCGTCGTACTTGGTCACCGGCCTGCAGGGCCAGAGAGGCGATTGGCTGCCCCTGCTCAGCAGGGTCGCGACAGCCCCCTACTACGACGCGGATGGGCGGCTGGTCGTGGCCGAGGGCTACGACGCGGGCAGCCGCGGCTACCTGTCGGGGACGCTGCGGCGGCGCCAGATGGGCGTGGACGAAGCCCTCAGCGTCATCGACGACTGGATCGGGCAGTTCCCCTTCGAGAGGCAGTCCGACCGCGCGCACGCGCTGGCCTTCGCGCTCTGCCCCTTGGTGCGGGACCTCATCGGCGGGCCTGTGCCGATGACGGTGTTTGAAGCGCCGGCCGCGGGCACGGGGAAGAGCTTGCTCATGCAGGTCCTCGCGACTGCCGCCACAGGAAGGGCGGTCGAGCCGACGCCGATGTCCAGCCAAGAGGACGAGCGGCGGAAGGCGATGGGCAGCTTGCTTCAGGAGGGCCGGCCCGTGGTCCTCCTCGACAACGTGCGCGGGCACCTGCATGACCCCGCGCTTGAAGGGGTGCTCACGGCTTACCCGACGTGGAGCGACCGGCGGATGGGCGGGCAGGACCGGCTGCGGGTGCCTGCGACGGCTGTTTGGGGGTTGTCCGGCAACAACCTCACGATGAACGCTGACCTGCAGCGGCGCACGGTCAGCGTGCGGCTCAACGCCCGCACGTCGACGCCTGAGACGCGCACCGGGTGGAGGCACGCGGACCTCTTGCGCTTCACCGCCGAGCATCGCGACGACCTGTTGAGCGCCCTGCTGACGCTGGTCCAGACGTGGCAGCTCGAGGGTCGACCCGCGGGGACAGCCACGCTCGGCAGCTATGAGTCGTGGTCGCGCGTCATGGGCGGCATCCTCTCGGCGTGCGGCGTGGTCGGCTTCCTCGGCGACCGGGAGCATCGGACGGCGGAGGTGGACCCCGAGACGGCCGAGTGGCAGGGCCTGCTGCAGCTCTGGGCCACGGAGCCGACCCTGCGGGGCAGGCGCGGCGCGGGCGAGCTCGCGACCGTCTGCGCGGAGCGGGGGCTGCTTTTGGGCGTGCTGGGCGACGGGCAGCACCTGAGCCGGTCCCGCAGGCTGGGGGCTGCCCTGGGGCGGCTACGCGGGCGCGTGTGGCGGCTCGAGGCCGGCGAGGTTGAGGTGGTTGCGGGTGGGATGCTGCACGGCGTCACGACCTACCAGCTGCGCGAGGTGGGAGAGGTTGAGGTCGGCGGGCAGGTCCTCCCATTCGCGGCCAGATAGCCCACCACGACGTCATAGATGACAACAGCGGCGCAGAGGGACAGCCCTCTGCGCCGTTCGTGTTTGGTGCGACGTCATGCACATAGCGGCCGTATCAATCGCGATACGGTTGGAGTCGGCAGAGGGTGGGTCGGGTGGGATGGGACAGCCTGAGGTGGGATGCGACGCCGCGGGGTGGGATAGCTCAGACCATCCCACCTCGTCGACAACACCGTATGGCAGACCCTAAACGTCGTGCTGGGTGGGATAGGTGGGATAGGTGGGATGTCTTTATGTACGCGGGAGTTTCATTCAATCGTGTACGCACGCAACGTCCGTGTGTAGCGCAGCGCGCACCACGCGCGCGCATACATGCGGGAGGTGGCCGGCTATCCCACCCATCCCACCCAGCGGGCCGATATGGCAGGTCCAAGGCGGCGATAGGTACGGGTGGGATGGGTTTCAGCATCCCACCTGCGGGGTGGGATGGCCTCGCATCCCACCCCGCCACCCCTCGAGGCCAAGGGCTGACCCATGAGCGCGCTCGGCGAGTGAGCACGTTCACCGAACGCGCGTTCGACATCCCGTAGGTGACCGCCGGTCGCTTAGGACGTTGCACCCCGCTTGACGCTCCACCGACCGGCCGGTAGTGTGGTCGGGCGCGAGGGGGCCGGGGCCCCCGGAATGTCCGCTCTCGCGCGCGACCTGTTCCAAAAAGCCGCAATAATCGCCATTCTCGACGAGTGAGGCCGCAACGATGCCGCCACGCCGCCCGGCTGAGGCCCGGCCAGAGAGTGCTCCGGCCGCCCACACGGGCCCCCAGAGCGCCACCACCACCGAGGGGCAGCCCCCCGCTTCGACGCCTGTGCAGGCCTCAACCCCCATCGGCGGCAAGCGACGGCAGACCCTGCTTGCGCACATCGCCGAGTGGGAGCGCGACCTGGCCGAGTTCGAGGAGCGCGGCGGCCACGACCGCGACCGGCTGGCCCTGCGTGGCAAGCTGCACAACGCCCGCGACGAGCTCCACCGCTACGACATCGCCGCCACGCTGGCGGCCGAGAGCGACGTCGAGCGCCGCCTGCTCATCCAGATGCGGGAGGCCGTCGCCGCTGGGAGCCACGTCGCAGCGGGGGCAGCCGAGCGCCAGCTGCAGGAGGTCCGGGCCGCGCGGCTGGCCCGAGAGCAGGCCGAGGCCGAGGCCGCCGCTGCGCGCACCCCGGCGGGAGACGTGCTCGAGTCCGTGATCGCGGACGTGCTCAGCATGTCGGACTGGGAGCGTCGGCAGATCCTCGACCGCCTCGCCCCGACCGTGCACACCCGCCTCCGGGTGGTCGGCAATGACGGCTGACCCCACCATCGTCGCCCCAGCCATGCGCACGTCGCAGCGGCTGCGGCAGCTGCGAGAGGCGAAGGCGCGCAACCCGCTCGCTCTCTTCCGCGGCACCCCGCCGCAGATCGCGCTGTGGAAGTCGCGCGGGCAGCGGGTCTTGCTCAGGACCGGCAATCAGATCGGCAAGACGACCGCCGGCTTAGTGTTGGTGCTTTGGGCGGCCCTGGGCTGGAACCCCTACGTTCGTACGAAAGAGCCGCCCGTCCAAATCATGATCGTGTGCGTCGACTGGACACAGAGTCTCGCCATTCAGGCGAAGCTCTGGGCACTTTGTCCCAAGGATGAGCTGATGCCGGGGCAGGCGTGCGACCCGAAAAACGGGTTTGGCACTAAGGCTCCGGCGCTTGAGTTTCGCAACGGGTCGGTTATTCGCATCCGCACCGAGAACCAAGGTGCAAAGTCAATGTCGGGCGGGACGCTCGACCTCATCCTGTACGACGAGCCGCCCAAGGACCGCGCGATCTTCACCGAGTTGGAGCGCCGGTTTCTTCGGACCGGCGGGCGCATCGTGCTGACGATGACGCCCATCAACGCCAAAATCGACTGGCTCAAGGAGGCGTGCGAGGCGGGGCAGATCCTTGATCTGCACTTCCGTTGCACGCCGGAGAACCTTGCAACCGAAGACGGCACCGTGCTGACGATCCCGGTCCCTGAGACCGGCGAGGTGCGGCCGATGGATGCCGCGTGGATCGAGGAGCAGCGCCAGCTCAGCGACCCACGCGAGGAGCCGGTCCGCATCGACGGCGAATGGGAGTTCCGCAGCGACGTCCAGATCTTCAGCGGCTGGGACGGCGCCCGCATGGCGATCCCGTCCCTCCGAGACAGCGCCGCCGGCCCCGGCCAGCGGCCGGCCGAGTTGTACCTGGGGATCGACTACGGCGACGACAAGCTCCGGACCGCGGCAGTCCTCGCCGCCGTCTACACCGACCCCGCCGGCGACGACCGCGAGACGCGGGTCTGGGTGCTGGGCGAGTGGCTGCCCGACCGTCCCACCCTGCCTGAGCAGGACGCCGAGGCCGTGCTCGGGATGCTGGCGGCGCACGGGCTGCGGTGGAGTGACCTCGACGGCGTCTTCGGCGACAAGAAGCTCACGGACGCCAGCGGCCGCGAGACGCGCAAGTCCAACGGCCTGATGGCGCACCACGTGTCGCGCTTGCTTGGGCAGGCCCACTTGTCGCCCCCCGTGATGAACGCCAAGCGCGTCCCGGGCGTGGGCAGGTTGGGCCGCGAGGGCGGGCTCTGGCCGAGCGTCCGCTGGATGAACGCGGTGATGCTGCGCAGCCAGTGGTGGCTCGACGCTTCGTGCGTGCGCGTGCGGCAGGCCATTGAAGCCTGGGACGGGACGACGATGCACCCGACCAAGGACGCGCTGGACGCCCTGCGCTACGCTCTGGTCCTGCACTGGGCCGGCGCCCGGCGCCGCGCCGCCGCGCCCGTGGTGAAGACGTGGTGAGGGCTGACCCCGCAGCCTCAAAGCGCGCCGTGGCCGCCCGTGCTACGCTGCGCCCCGGAGGCCGCCCGTGCCAATCCTGACGCCCACGCCACCGCTCGGCAGCCCCTACGCCCGCCCCAGCGGCGACATCCAGCACACGCAGCTCCGGCGCCGCATCCTTGACGGGCAGGCCGGCGACGACCAGCGCGCCTACGTCGTGCGCCGGATCGGGCCGGTCCGGGCGCGCGCGTGGGGCCAGCCGACCCGCACGTCGAACCCGCTGCGCGACCTGAGCGCGTCGGTGTCGGTGCTCTACGAGCAGACCCCTGTTCTCACCCACACCGAGGACGTCGCGCCGTTCATCGTCGACGACATGACGCAGCGCCTGCGCCTGTCGAGCCTCTGGAGCTACGCAGCCGAGGCGCAGCACCTCACTGAGGCGCTGAACGAAGCGGCGATCCGTGTCGACCTCATCGAAGGCCGCCTGCGCTGGCGCGTGGTGACGCCGGACCTCCTTGAGGGCGTGGGTCTGCCCGACGACCTCGGCACGCCCGGCCTCCTGCGCGAGTGGCGCGTCCGCACCGTCCGGGGCGAGCCGGCTTGGTACGCCGACGAGCTCAACGTGCTCGACGAAGACGTGCCGCACTACCGCGTGCTCAGCGCCGAAGGCGACGACGTGACCGAGCAGGTGCTGGGCCAGCGGTACGACGGCGACGCCTACCCCTACCGCTACAGCCCGACCCCGCTTTACCCGCAGGGTAGACCCTACATCCCCTACAGCCTTCGGCACTCGCAAGCGGCGCCGCGCGGGCTCTTCTCGCCGTGGTGGCGCGTCGAGACGGTGGACGGCACGCTTGAGGCAGGCCTCGTCGCCAGCATGATCGCCCACGTCACCGCGCAGGCGAGCTTCCCCACCACTGTCGTCGTCGGCGCCCGCCCGATGGGCGCCACCCAAGTCGTCGACGACCAGGGCCGCCCGGTCGCGCAGCAGATCATCCTCGACCCGAGCGCCATTCAGTTCTTCGAGGCGTTGGACCCGCAGCAGCAGCCCGTCATCACCGTGTTGAGGAACGAGACCGACGTGCTGATGCTGCAGGAGCTGGCCGAGCGGCAGGCGGCCGGGCTGACCGGCGCGTGGGGCCTCTCCGCCAGCGACATCCAGCGCACCGCCGCCGACAGCCGCAGCGGCGTGGCCCTGATGGTCAGCGACACCGGCCGGCGCAGGATGCAGGCCGCGCGGGCCCCCGTCTACCAGCCCCACGATGAGCGGCTGGTCGGGATGGTCGCGGCGTTGCTCAACAGCCAGGGGGTCGGCGGCATCACCGACCGCCCCGAGTCCGGCTGGGGCGTCCGCTACACGCTGAGCCCCCTGTCCCCGATGGAGCGCAGCCAGCGCCTCGCCGAGGCCGCCGAGGCGCTGCGGCTGGGCCTCTTCAACCGGGCGGAGGCGAGGGCGCACATCACCGGTGAAGACCTCGTCACCGCCGGCCGCCTGCTGCCCGCGGCTGTCCCGTCCCTCCCTGAGCCCACCCCCGCCGCGGCCTCGCCGCAGGAGCCGACCACATGACCACGCCAGCCGAGGGGCAGCCCGCCGCGGCCCCAGCCACGCCTCCCACGGCCGCCACCATCGACCCCGCCGACGTCCATCGCGCCGCGGGCCGCACGCCCGACCCTGTGCCCTATGATCGCTTTCGGGAGGTCATGGCCGAGGGCAAGGCCGCCAAGGCTGAGGCCGCGAAGGCGGCTGAGGCGTTGAAGGCCGCGGAAGTTCGCGCAGCCACCGCCGAAGCCCGCGCCGCCGAGCTCGAGCGCACTACCGCGCGCCTCGGTGTCCGGGCTGAGTTGGCCATCGACGACGACGACGACGCCGACCGGGTGCTGGGCGCGTGGGAGAAGGCGCACGCCGACGTCAGCGACAAGAGCAAGCGGCCGAAGATCGCCGAGTGGGCGCGCAGCGAGGCGGCCGCCGCTGTCATCCCCAAGAGCTTGCGGACCGCCTACGGCCTCGGCGCCCCGGCTGCCCCGGCAGCCGGGCAGCCGGGGCAGACCCCCGCTCAGCAACGCGCGCCGCTCCCGGTGGCGAACCGCGGCGCCGCCCCGGCCCCGGCCGGACGCGCTGGCGCTGACCCCTTCGAGGGGGCGACCCGCGAGCAAGCGCGGGAGGCGCTCAAGGGTCTGCGCTTGCGCTGAGGACTGGCCCCCGCTACGATGGCGATGCAGAGCCAAGGCGCCGACAGGCGCACGCCCACGGGTCACCTCCGACATCAGGTGTAGGGCGGGACAGGCGACACGAGCCCACCCCTACACTTGGAGGCCCCCGTGGCCGTCACCTACACCGCCCAGGCCGCCACCGACGGCCTCCTCTACAGCAACAAGGTCGCGACCGAGATGGTTCTCGGCGCCCTTGAGGACCGCACCTCGCTCCTCGGCCACTCCGAGATCGTGATGGCCGAGGACCTCATGGGCCCGAACTGGCACGTCGGGCTGACCCCCGGCGGCACCATCACTTTTGTGATCGACATGGCGCTGCCGACCATGTCCTCGACCGCCGAGACGACCGACATGGTCGCCGCGACGACGCTCGACTTCACCAACACCACGATGAGCACCGGCGCCTACGACGTCTGCTTTGGCGTGAGCAACGAGCTCCGGCGGCGCGACCAGCACGGCCTTTACCAGGTCGTGAGCATCGCCAGCCGCATCCTCCGCAGCGCCGTGGTGACCGTGACCCGCCTCCTCGTCGCGCTCGCCCCGAGCGCCACGACCACCGTCGGCACCACCGGCACCCCGCTGACCTGGGATGTGATCCGCTCGGGCGCCCAGGCGATCAAGCGCGTGGGCCTCAGCGAGGCCGCCGGCCGCGTCGTCGTGATCCTCCACCCCGCGCAGTGGGAGAGCGTCGTCGACGACCTTGGCAGCGCCTCCGGTGCCCGCGCCGAGCGCCGCGAGCTCGACAGCGCCCAGATGATCGGGATGGTGGGCTTCCAGGGCATCTGGGACGACATCGAGGTCTGGACCTCGGCGGCCGTCACCGAGAGCGGCGGCGACTACAGCGGCCTGATGTTCGTGCGCGGCGGCATCGGCATGGCCATCGTGCCGCCCGCCGAGCCCGCGCCCGGCCAGGACGTGGTGCTGCAGACCCCGCTGGTCCAGGTGACCGCGGCCTACAGCTTCGCGGACAAGTCCACGCAGCTCGGCGGCGACATGACCGTCGGGGTGGCCATCCTCCGGCAGGACCTCGTCCGCGAAGTGCTCAGCACCTGATCGCCCTCGCCCCTCGCCTCGGCATAGCTGCGGCGAGGGGCTGTCCCTCCGCTCACACGCCCACCGGGTCAGGAGCCCTTCATGCTGCCCGCTCGCACCACCGCCGCCCCCTCGCAGACCAACCGCCCCATCGGCGCCCCGATCCGGCGCGCCGCCACCCCCCAGGGCCGCACCGCAGTCCTCGCGCTCCCGCCGTCGTCGGGCTGGATCGCCACCGCACACCCGGCCGACTGGGGCCCCGTCCGCGACGACTCGGGCCAGTGGCACATCCTGCCCCGGCTCGCCAAGACGATGCTCCTGCCCGGCGTCGGCGGGGTCAGCCTCGGCCGCGACGCCTCGGGCCAGCGCGTCGCCGACGCCCGCCGCGTCATCGCCGAGCGCGTGGCGGCCGGCGCCGTCGAGGTTCCGCGCACCACCATCCACGCCAACGGCGAAGAGTACGCCGACTACTGCGTGCGCTACCCCGTGGTCGGCGGCGCCTGCCACGTCTGGGCCTGGGAGCGCCCCGAGCTGGCGCGCGCTGGCCGCTCGACCGTCAAAGTCGACCGCGACGCGCAGGTCGCCTTCCTCCAGTACGTCGCCCACGAGCTGCTTGGCATGGCCGAGCCCGAGCCCGACACGCTTGACGCGCTGCGCAACGATCTGCGCACCAAGGCGGTCCGGCTCGCCATCGGCGCGACCCAGAGCCCGACCAGGCGGCAGGCCCTCGACCGCATCGCCGAGATCCTGCGGAGCCTTGGCTGGGACGACGGCCTCGACCTGCCCGCATCGCAGGTGCGGTGGGCCCACCCTGAGCCTGAGGAGGCGGAGCCCGCCCCCGACCAGTCCACCGAGATCGCTCAGCTGCGCGCCCAGCTGGCCGCCATGTCTGCGCAGCTGGCCAGCCTCACGGCAGCCCCCGCCTCAGCCAGCCCCGCCGCCCCGCCGCCGGCCCAGGGAGTCGTGGTCGGCTCGCCCTCGGCGGCGGAGGCGGCCCTGCCCTTCCTCGACGAGGGCTCAGCCCCCAAGTCCAAGACCCCCAAGGGCTGACCCTCACACCCGCAGGAGCCGCCCATGTCCGCGCCCGTCGTCTTCGTCGACACCGGCGGCCCCGTCGAGCTGATCCGGGGCGCGACCACCACCCTCGCCCCGGTCCTCCGCGGCGAGGACGCCGCCGTCATCACCCCGACCAGCTGGACGGCGGCGCTCTACCGCAACGAGGCCGTCGTCTCGTCGGGAAGCGGCACGGGGGCGGTGTCGTGGGCGCTGGCGGTCAGCTCCACCGCCACCCTCGCCAGCGACTATCAGATCCGCTGGACCATCCACTACAGCGGCGGGCGCGTCGACCAACGGCAGGACGCCATCGTCTGCCGCTGGGACCTGTACCCGAGCCTCACCCCGGCCGACATCTACGCCCGGGCTCCTGCGCTGAACCCCTCTGCGGCTGACCCCCTCCGCGTCTTCGGCGCGGGGCAGTCGGTCCTCACCGTCGCCGCGCAGGCGTGGCAGGACGTCCTCGCCGAGCTGCGCAACAGGATCGGCCGGCCGCACCTCATCACGTCCGGCGTCGACCTGCGCGGCGTTCACCTCGCCCGGACCCTCGAGCTCGTCTACCTCTCCGCGGCCAGCACCACCGGCGAGGCCGTCTACATGGACCTCTCCCTGCGCGCCCGCGACGAGTACCGCGACCTCTGGCCGCGGCTGACCCTCCGCACCGCGCCCGACGACCAGACCGACGGCGCCGACGTGCGCGCCGCCGCCAGCCTGCCGATGATGGGCGGGGCCTGGGACGACGCCGCGACCCGCTACCCGGGCGAGCCCCGGAGCTATGGCCGGGGGGTCTGGTGACGCAATACACAGGCTCGATCAAAGACCTGCGGCGCGACGTCATCGCCGTGCTGCGCGCGAACGCCACGCTCGCAGACCACGTCAGCGACGACCCGCCCGACACGATGGGCGGCGAGCCCGACACCACGATGGGCGGCCGTGTCTTCGTCGGGGTCGCCGCCGCCGTGGTCCGCCAGCTTGGCCGCCGCCGCGACGCTGACGACCCCACACTGACCGCGCCGACGCTGACCGTCCGCAGCTGGATCAGACGCCAGCCCGACAAGATCCGCGCGAGTGGCACACAGCACAGCTACGACGACGCCCTCGACCGCGGCGGGCTGCTGCTGTCCGTCCTCGCCGACCCGAGCCTGAGCCTCGACACCCTGACCCTGTCGGTGACCGTGCTCGACGGCTGGCACCGGGTGGAGGTCACCGCCACCGGCTCGGCGATGGTGCTGACGTCGTGAGGCACGCGCCCCTCCTCTCCGGGCCAGCCGCCGACCCGGCCCGCCTCGTCGCCGAAGTCCGGGCCCGCCTTGTGCCCCTCGTCACCGACGACGCCCAGCGCATCTACGCAGACGCCGAGGCCCGCTGGCCTGTGCGGACGGGCCGCTCCAAGGCCGGCCTCTTCCTCCGCGACGAGTCCAGCGGCGACCTCATCGTCATCAGGCTGGGGAACAGCGTCGATTACGCGCGCTTCATCCGTTCGCTCAAAGTCGGCACCAAAAGCGCCGGCGACTGGCGCCCCGTCCTCACCCGCGAGCTTGGCGACCCCGTCCGGGCCAGCCGCCGGACGCTGCCCAGCCGCGCCGCCGACGTGGCCGCCGCGGCGCTGACCGACCTTCTGGGCTGACCCCTCTCCTCTTCCTCGACGTGGCCCCTGCCGTGGTAGGCTGGCGCACGCCCACCCCCGGAGGCATCTGTGGCCGACAGCGTCGTCACCCTCGGCCTTGACCTCAGCGCCTTTGACGCGGTGCTGCGCGAGGGCATGGACGGCCTGTCGAAAGGCGCCCAGCGCGCCCTCGCCGGCGCGAAGAAGGCCGCGGCCGAGGCGACGCGGGAGGCGGCCTCAGCCCTCAAGGTCCAGCTCCGCCTGCAGGACCAAGCCGCGCGCGATGCCGCAGCTGCAGCGCGCGAGCAGGCCGCGGCCGAGCGCGCCCTTGCCGCCGAGGCGCAGAAGCGCGCCGACATCCAAGCCCGGGCCGCCAAGTCCCTCGCCGCGATGGCCGCCGGCCGCACCGAGACCGAGCGGCTGACCCACGCCTACCGTGAGCAGATCGCCGAGATCCAGCGGCTGGTCGAGGTCACAGGCGATCAGGCGGCGGGGGCGAAGGCTGTGGCGGCGGCGACGGCCGCCCATCAAGAGGCGATGGGCCAGCTCAAGCCCGCCGCCGACGGCGCGGCCGGCGCCATCAAGGGCGCGGGCGCGGCATCGTGGCAGATGCAGCAGCAGGTCCAAAGCCTGCGTAAGAACGTGCTCGACCTCGGGCAGTCCCTCCTCGCCGGGCAAGATCCCCTGACTGCGCTCGGGCAGCAGGGCCCGCAGATCGCCGAGGCACTGGGCCAGTCCGGCGACGCGGCCGAGGCGCTCAAGAACGCCTTTGGTGGCCTTACCAGCGCAGCTGCGGGCCTCGCCGCCCCCCTCGCCGGCATCGCCATCGCCGCCGCATCGCTGGCCACCGCCTACATTCTCGTCGCCAACAACGTCGAGAAGGCCAACGACGGCCTCGTCACCCTCCGCGCGCAGGTCGACGCCAGCCGCGCCGCTCACGACAAGGCCACCGCCGCCGCATCCGCGCAAGCCACCGCGCTCGTCAGCCTGTCGGCCGCGACCCGGACCGCCCAGCAAGACCTCGCCGTGCTCGTCGGGACCGCAGACAGCTACGCGGTCGCGCTCGAGCGCGAGACCAAGGCCATCCGCGAGCGGCAGCGCGCGGAGCTGCTCAGCGTGACGCAGGGCCTCGCCGCGGCCGAAGTCGCGCTGCAGAACGAGAAGGCGCTGCTTCGCTCGCGCGACGCCAGCGTGACCGAGCGCGCCGAGGCCTCGCAGCGCATCAAGACGCTCGAGCGCGACATCGCCGCCCGCCGAGCGCAGGCCACCGCAGCCCGGGCCGCCGCCGACGCCGAAGTGCAGGCGGCCGCCGACGCGGCCGAGTACCGCCGGGAGCTCGAGGCCAGCGAGGCCGTGCTCGAGCGCCGCAAAGAGGCGCAGGACCGCGCGACGGCCGCATCCGAGCGGGCAGCCGACGCAGAGCGCGAGGCCGCCCAGCGGGCCCGGGAGCTGGCCGAGACGCAGGCCGCGGCAGCCAAGGCGGCCCGCGAGTGGGCGATGTTCGAGGGCACCATCAACGCGCAGGCGCAGGCGCTGCAGGCGCTGATCCCCGAGCTTGAGGCGGTCATCGCCTTGCTTGAGCAGACCGGAGCCGCAGCTCAGGCGAAAGCCTTCGCGGACCTTGAAGCGAGCGTTGCAGCCTTCGGCGAAGAGGTGCGGTCGATGGTGACCGACCCCCTCCTCGGCGCACTGCAGGCCGCCCGCGACCTCGGCATGGAGCTCGGCGCGGCGGCCGGCATTGACCTTTCCGGCGGCCCGCTCAAGACGATCCTCAGCCTCGCCGGCGACGCAGTGAAGGCCGAGCGCGACGCCCTCGCCACCGTCGCCGAGGCCCGGGCCAGCCTGCGCGACGCCGTGGCCTCGGGCGACGCAGGCGCCATCGCCGAGGCCCGCGCGGCCCTGCAGAGTGCGCGGGCCGAGCTTGAGGCCGCCCGCCCCTACGCCTTCGTGACGGGGCTTGTGGACGGCGCCGCCGACATGGTCGAGGCCATCGTCGAGGCCCTACCCGCCGTCGTCGACGGGCTCGTCGACAGCGCGCCGCGGCTCATCGACGGCATCATCAGCGCGATCCCCCAGCTGGTCGTCGCCCTCGCCAAGGCTGCCCCGCAGATCGCCATCGACCTCGCGACCGCCTTCGCGGTGGAGCTGCCGATCCAGCTCCTCGCGAACCTCCCCGCCATCGCCAAGTCCCTCGCCGTCGGCATCGGCGAGGGCTTCGTCGAGGCAGGCCAGCGCATCAAGCGCGTCATCGGCGACATCTTCCGCGAGATCGCCACCGGGGGCAGGGCCGATACCCAGACCTTCGGCGACACCCCCGGGCCCCAGCGCGTGGGTCCGCAGGGCGCCCGCGTCTCCGCCGGCGACTACGTCGTGGCCGCCCGCAGCCGCGAAGGCCTCGCCGCGCAGCTTGGGGGTCAGCCCAGCCCCCAGGCCGTCGTCGTCACCCTCGACGTCCGCGACGGCCCCGTGTCCCTCGGGCTGTCCCGTGCCGTCGCCCGGGACCTCAGCCGCCGCGGTGCGGGCCGGGATAGCAGCGGCAGGCGCTCGCCCTACGGCGGCGGGGGGTGGTGATGGGCGAGATCGTGCTGGATGCCGCGCTGGCGGGCCTCCTCATTCCCGATGAGCTGATCACCTCGGCGACCCTTGTGGCCGCGGCCGGCGGCGCCAGCGACACCACGGCCGCCGCGGCTGACCCGATCCCCGGGCGGCCGGCCTTCGTCCCGACCAACACCGGCACCTCCCCCACCCTTGGCACGCGCTCCCCCGACCTGCGCCCGATGGCGTCTGGCAGTCAGGCGACGACGCAGGGCGTGGTCGTGGTGCGCGCCGGGATGCCCGGTGAAGGCCTCGACGTCGCAGCGATGAAGGTCGACGAAGAGGGCGAGCCCGTCTGGTACGGGTGGTCGCAGCCGCACGTGATCGAGCACTGGAGCGCGGAGGTCCTCGATAAGGGCCTGAACGGCGCCCACAACGCCGCCGCAGTCGAAACGCTAGACGGGCGCGTCCTCTTCGTCTACGCGAACAGCGGCCTCATCGAGGCCCGCCGCTACGACCCCGAGACGCACGCATGGGACGGGGCGGCCGTCAGCGTCGCCGACTCCTCTCTCCTCGCCGACGACGACGTGGCCGCCCCCGACGTCGACCCCGTGGTCGGGGTCTGCCGCCTGCGCAGCGGCCGACTCCTCGCCGTGACGACGGGCCGCTACACGTCCTCGGGGCTATCCCTCCTCACCTACTGGTCAGACGACCACGGGCTCACGTGGCGGTCGGGCTCCTACCTCGCCGCCGACGAGACCCTGCCCACCACCTACACCCCCGACGCCCTCGCCGTCGGCTACGACCACGTCCGCGACGCCGTGCTGGTGGTCGTGACCGTCGACTACGGCGAGGGCAACGACCGGACCCCGGGCTGGGCGCAGTACGCCAGCACCGACGCGGGGGCCTCGTTCCGTCTCGTGCGCTGGGACGGCGACGACCCGCCCGCGTCCGGCCCTGACCCCCAGCCCCCCGCCATCGCTACCGACCCGCGAACCGGCACCCTCTGCGTCGTCTCCGTTCAGACCTCCGCCGGCGACACGATGGTCGTCCAGCGCCTCGCCAGTCCCTTTCAGGCGCTGCGCGACGTCGACGCTGAGACGGTCGCAGCCCTCGGCACGGCATCCAGCGCCAAGGTCGTCACCGCCTGGGCCGATCAGCAGGGCCAGCTCTGGGCGGCCGCCTACTCGAGCACGCTCGGCGGGCTGTCCCTGTCCCGCAGCCTCGACGGCGGCGCTTCGTGGGCCAGCCTGGCGACAAGCCCCTACGCTGACCCCATCGGCTACGCGAACCGGCTCCTCGCCTGCCCCTGCAGGTCGCAGACGGTGTGGGCCCTCGTCGACACCACGAAGACCACGCGCGCCCCCCAGATCCTCCACATCGTCGAGAGCGGCGGCTGGCAGACCCTCTGTCAGCCCCGCGTCGCCGGCGGCTACCCCGCGGAGTTGCGCGCCTGGGGTGTGACCTGGGGCCCCTGGGACCACCCCCAAGACCTCGGCTGGACCTTGATCGGCACCACCGGCACGCTGGCCTCCACCGGCGCCCCGGCCCTGACCCTGCCGACCGCGACGTCTTCGCAGCACGTCCGCCAGCCCAGCCTCACCCTCGCGAACGGGGTGACGGTGCACGCCGAGGTCAGCGACATCGTCGGCAGCCTCAGTGCTCAGGAGGTCCACCTGCGCGTGGTGCTGGACACCGTGGCCGTCGAGGCCCGGATGTCCCGCAGCCACATCCGCCTCTGGGACAGCGTCGCCGGCGCGGCCGTCGGCTCCGACCACGCCTTCAGCACGAACGGCGGCCACCGCTGGCACGTCCGCCTCAGCGTCCAGGGGCCCACCGCGCGCGCCGCCCTCTACGTGCGCCGCAGCGACCTCACGACCTGGCACCTCGTCGCGACCGGCACCCTGTCGACGACGACCACCGCCACCGACACGATCGCCTGGGGCCACGGCTCGGGCGTGGGCGCGACGCAGTGCCGCAGCACCTGGCACCGGGTCAGCTACGCCACCCCCGCCGGCTACGGCGACCATGACGGCGTCACCGACTCCCCCGCCTCCGGCCACCTGTTGGACCGGTCTTGGGCCCCGCTCCCGGGCGCGCTGCTGCCCGACCCCTCCGCCAAGCTCCCTCTCTTCGAAGGCTTGACGCTCTGCGCATCCGGCGGCCCCGGCCTCCGCGGCGAGTCGTGGCAGATCGCCCCCGATGATCGCTACGCCCTTGACCACGTGCTCACCCGCTCCCCCGCCGAGGGCTGGCGCAGCGCCGACGCCACCGCCCAGCGCCTCGTCTGGGCCCCGGCCGGCACCCACGCCCACCACCCCGGCGGGCGCGCCGTCGGCCTCGCCCTCTTCGATGCCAACTTCGGCCAAGCGGAGCTCCAAGGTTGGGACGGCTCCGCGTGGCAGACCGTCGCCGCGCTGGACCTGCGCCTCACCGGCCTCGCCTTCACCCTCAGCGGCGACACCGTCCGCGTCGCCAGCGGGGGGACAGCCCGCGGGCAGCTTCGGGCCCGCGACCTGGTCGGCTCCACGATCATCCTCGGCACCGGCTGCGTCCGCCGGATCGCCGGCGCCCAGGGCGGGACGTGGAGCTACGGCTCGGCGACGGCCACCCTCCGCATCGAGGACCCGGACGGCACCGAGCCCGCGTCCGGCACGGCGACGCTCTACCTGCAGCAGGGGGCAGCCGTCCGGCTCGGCCACACCACCGGCTACACGCGCTGGGGGCTGTACCTTCCCGCCCAGACGACGCTGACCGACGACTTTCGCATCGGCCGCATGGTCATCGGCACGTTCGCGGCGTTCGGCGCCCGCTACGGCCGCGGCCGCGTTGAAGTGCAGGAAGCGCAGGTCGACACCTACGAGGCCCCCGGTCTCACCCGCGCCCGCCGGCTGGCCCCCACCCGCCGGCGCTGGCGCGTCACCTGGTCCGAGGGCCTGCCCACGCGCCGCCACCTGACCGCGCCCAGCTACCAGGCCGGCGGCGGGGTGCCGCTGACGTCGGCCGGTGACGTCTCCGTCCTCGAGGCGCTGACCGACTCCCACGGCGCCGGGCTGGGCCAGGTCGTCTACCTGCCCCGCGTCGCGCACACGGTCGGGGCGTCGAGCCCAGAGACTGTCCAGTGCCCCGGGCGCGACATGTGCGCGCTGACCACCCTCCGCGGCGCCCCGGTCACTGAAAACGTCGATGGTGACGAGGCTGGCGGCCGCGAGATCGTGCGCGTCTCCGACGTCGAGCTCGAGGAGGAGGCCTGATGCCCGCCCTCGTCGACACCCACACGCTCGTCGCCATCCTCGACACGACGGCCGGCCCCCTCATCCTCACCGACGGCCCCGCCCTCGCCATCGACCACCTCACCCGCGGCGCGCTCTTCGCCGCCCCCGGCCTCGCCGTCGAGGGTGACCTCGACCTCCTCCTCACGACCGGCGAGACCGGCCCCCGCGCCTGTCGGCTGACCCTCGCGACACCCCTCGCCTCCGACGACACCCCGATCTGGGACCTGACCGGCCGCGGCGAGCTCCACCGCGTGGCCGTCGACGCCGGCGGTCAGCCCGTCGAAGACCTCAGCGAGCGCACCCTGCTGACCGCCGGCCGCTTGGATGAAGTGGCGTTTGACGAGCACACGCTCAGCGTCAGCATCATCGACGACGCAGAAGAAGACCGCGGCCTTCTTCTCGACGCAGGCGCCGTCGTCGGCCCCGAGACATGGCCCCGCACCGACGCCCAGCGCGCCACCGACGGCGCCCCCGCCTACGTGGGCGCACCTGAGGCCAGCCAGCCCGCCGTCGAGCTCGCCCCCTACCCGGTGTTGATCGGCCGCCCGGGGCAGGGCATCCCCTACCGCACGCTGGGGGCATCATGGGAGGGGGCTGCCCCATGCTCCCCCGCCCTCCTTGTCGAGACGACGCCGAGCGCGACCGCCGTCGACGACCACGTGCTGGTCGTCTCCGCAGGCCGCATCGACGCCGTGACCGTGCGCCGCCTGTCCACCGACCAAAACGGTGCGACGACCGCCGAGGACTGCACAGTCGACATCGCCCACGACCGGCAGGGCCGGCTGGTCTCCGTGATCAGCCCGCAGACCGCCCTCGACATCCCTACCGAAGACGCGGAGAGCTGGATCTGCCTGACCAGCGGCGACGGCATCGCCGACCCCTACGGCACCGGGCCCCTGCGCCGCGCAGATCACGTCCTGCGCTGGGCGCTGGACAGGTCGACGCTGCGCTACGACCGCCGCCAGCTGCCCCGCCTCGGCGCCCTGCGCGGCTACCTGATTGACGTGGCGATCTACTCCCAGGCGCGCCCCTGGGACTGGATCCGCAGCCAGCTGTTGCCCCACCTGCCCCTCGCGGTCGCCACCGGCCCCGCGGGCCTCTACCTCTGGCCCCGCCTCGCCACTCCCACCCACGCCGAAGCCGTGCTCGAGCTCCGCGTGGGTGTCGCCTGCGCGCGGCTGTCCCCGGTCCTCGCCAGCCCCCTCGACCCCGTCGAGCGCGTGACCGTCGCCTACGCCTGGGACGCCCGCGCCGGCCGCGCCGCCCGCCGCGCCACCGTCGCCGGCCGCCGGCTACCCCACGACGGCGCCGACGTGCTCCTCGACTACTGGGCCAGCCGCGCGGCGCAGACCCGGGCCCCGGGGGCGCTGGCGGCCGTCGAGATCGAGGTCCCTGTCACCTCGGACGAGACCACCGCCATCCGCATCGCCCAAGACCACCTCGCCGCCCGCTGCCGCCCCAGCTACTCCACCGACCTCGCCGTCGAGCAAGGCGTCGACCTGCTGCCCGGCGACGTGGTGCGGGTCGTGGATGACGCACTCCGTCTCGACGTCGCTGCACAGGTCGAGCGCGTGGGGTATGCTGGGGGCGCCGCCCTGCTGACCGTGCGCTGGGCTGCGCAGGTCGGCCGCCAGCCTTCTTCTACGACCTGAACCCCCGCCCGCCGTCGGAGACCCCATGCCTGCTGTCGCCACTTCCAAGTCTGGCGTGCTCATCCTCACGGACGGCACGCGCACGCACACCGTGTACCCGCAGGAGGGCGACGTCAGCATCACCCCCGGCGACACCACCTTCGCCGAGGTCAAGCACCGCGGCAGCGTTATGGCCGACGGCGAGGGCATCATCGGGCAGGAGGATGGTTTCTGCGAACTGTCCTTCACCTACTACGCGCACGACTTCACGGACGCCGTGAAGACCGACGCGATCCTCCGCTGGATGCGGCTCACCAGCGACACCAGCGCCGCCGCCGTCCCCACCGCGTCCTGGGCCTCGACCACGACCCGGACCGACAGCAAGGCGACTCTGGATGCGCTGTGGTACCCGCAGGGCACCGGCACGGGCAAGCGCTACGCCAAGATCGACGACTGCATCCTCGTGTCCCGCACCATCCAGGAGGGCACGCCGACCGTCATCAGCGTCACCCTGCGCAGCGTCACCGCCGCGCTTGAGACCTGGGCCACCGCCTGATCTGCTGACCTCTTCATCAACAGGAGCCGACCACCATGACCACCCCCGACACCTCGGGCAGCACGCAGCCCCAGCCCGCCATCCAGCTCTACCGCCCCGGCGTGGTCGGGCTGACCCTCCTCGCCGACGCCGCCGAGCGCCGGCCCCTCGCCTACGCCGCGCTGGTCCTGCGCTGCCACCGCGAGGGGGGTCTGCCCCGCCCGCTGGCGCCGTCGACGCTCGCCGACCTGCTCAGCGACTCCGAGTCGTGGCTGACCGCCGAGGCTGAGGCCGGCCGCGACGCCACCCACGCCGACCTGCGGGCCGCGCAGGAGGCCCTGACCAGCCCTACCGTCAAGGCCAGCGACATCCCTCAGCCGCCCTCGCAGAGCTGATCTGCGAGGGCTGGACCTCCACCGGCGACCCCGCCGCAGTCTTCAAGCTCTCCCCCGACGACCAAGCCCTCCTCCTCGCCGCCCGCGCTCACCTGCAGGCCGACGCCGTGCTCCGCGACAAGGGAGCCAGCCCGGCCGCCCGATGGAAGGCGCGGCAGACCCTGGGCCTCTGACCCGACCCCTGCGACACCCCACCCCATGCCGCGGCGCAGCGCGGCGAGTCCGGCCCCCGAGCCAAAGCGAGCCCGCCATGCGCGTCGTCTCCGTCCCCGCTGACCGCACCGCCTCTATCCGCGAGCTTCGCGGCGGCGTCGTCCTTCTTCTCTCCGCCGGTGTGGAGATCGCGCTGCCCAAGGTGAACGGCGACGACTACATCGTCATCGTCAAGGCCGCCGGCACGGGCTGCAAGGTGTCGAGCGCCGCGGCCGGGCTCGAGATCGGCGAGGGCGCCACCTCGGGCGACCCCCTGCGGCTGACCCTCACGACCTCGGACGTGACCCTGCTGCCCGGCGAGGCCCGCACCTACGTCTGGGACGGCCGCGGGTGGCTCCTGATCAACCGCTCCGTGGCCCCGAGCGTCATCCGCGCCACCGCCACCGAGTGGACCGAGTACACGGCCGATGGGACCGCCGTCAACTACGACCTGCCCAGCGCCAACATCGCGCAGACTATCGTCTTCGTGAACGGCATCCCCGCAGACAACAGCGCGTGGTCCGTCTCCGCCGGCGCCGGGACCGGGGGCGTGGACCGCTTGGTCTTCGCGTCCGCCCCGACCGCCACGCACAAGATCAAGATCCTCGCCTTCCGCGCGACCAAGGCCTGAGCCTCGCCCTTCCCGGCGCCCCCGGCCGGGCCCCATTGAAGCATCCCCCGCCCAGCCCGCCGGCTGACCCCACCCCAGGGCCAGCCGGCGCCTCCCGCCCCTCGGAGTCCGCATGGCCGCCACAGACCTCTCCAGCCTCACCCGCGGCGACAAAGGCCTCCGCACCAAGCGGGTCGCCCTGCCATCCTCGGCCGGCAACGTCCGCGAGGTCATCCTGCCCACGTGGGCGCGCAAGTTCGCTGTGTTCTTCCGGACCAGCGCCGGCGCCGACGCGGAGGGTGCGTGGGCCACCTCGGGCACCGACGACGCCGCGCAGTCGACGGACGCGATGCCCTGCCCTGCGGGGTCGTCGTGGGGCGACCTTGTGCTCTCGCCAGGCGGCGGGAGCATCTTCCTCAGCGGGACGGCGAGCGGCTACGCGCACCTCGTCCTGAGCCGGGGCTGACCCCATGCCCACGCTCAGCCGCCTCGGCCCGACCGCCGACCTGACCGCCCCAACGCCCCCTGCGCAAGGCCCGCCCGAGCCGGTCGGCACCACGTCCGTCTCCATCACCTACACGCACCCGGGCGCGCCGGCGGGCACCGCGTGGACCCTCCACGTCATCGACCAAGCGACGGGCAGCCCCATCACCCCGTCGTCTGGCGCGGACCTCGGCGCCTACTCCATCCCGGTCAGCGACGGCACCCGCGCCGTGCACTACATGGACGCCGAGGGGCCGGATGGGCAGACCTCGCGCAGCACGCCGGGCGTCATCGTCGTCGAGGAGGCGGGCGGCGACACTGACCCGGGATGGGAGACGGTCCTCGACCTTGACCTGACCGGCCTGACGTCTGCCACCCTGACCAGCCTTGCCACCACCAACGTCACCCGCGCATCAGGTGGGGCCACGGTTGCAGCGGTCTGGGTCGACGTCAACACCAACACGGGCGGCAGCGTCACCGCTGGCGCCGCGGGCCTCACCATCGATGGGGCCGCCGGGACCGGTTCGGTGACCGCCCTCATCGACATCGAAGCCGCCGCCGGGCTGACCCTCCCGACCGATGCGCTCTACGGGCTCGCCATCACCCTGCGGTGCAGTGGGCTGGCGGACTGGACGACGGCCGGAAACGCGGTGCAGGCAGGCATTGCCAACGCGCAGTCGCGCCTCACGACGTCATCGGCCAACGCGGTCCGGCTCTACCGCAACACCAACACCACACTCGACCGGCAGGTCAACACCGGCGGCAGCTACACCGACATTGCCACCGGGCAGGCCCTCCCAGGCGGCGACTTCTGGGCGACGCTGATCTTGATGGGTGGCGGGGCCGCGATCTTCGCCATCTACAGCGAGTCCGGCGCCCCCTCGGACGCCGATCTGACCAGCCTCAACGGCGCCGTCCGCCTCTCATCCACCGTTGCCGCAGAGACCGGGGGCACCGCGCTGACCGGCCTCCGCTACGGCTCTGTGCTCCACGCCGGCGGGACCGCGCAGCTTCAAGCGCGGTTCGTGCTCGAGGCCATCACTGTTAAGAAGCTGAGGACCGCATGAGCACCCCGACCGCCGCCGCCGTCGTGATCGAGGTTGTCCGGCAGGGCGAGGACAACGCCCCAGCCGTGCGCCTCGCCTTGACGCTGACCCAGCCCCCCGCCCGCGTCTGCGCCACGCTTACGCCCCCGACCGATCCTGACGACCTCGCCGCCTACGACGCCGGCCGCACCGCCATCGCCGATGCGGTCTGCGCGGGCTTGGCCGCTGCTCTCGCCGCTGGTCAGCTCGACGGCCTGCCCGCATGACCGCCGACCTCGCCACCCACGACTGCGGCCCGTGCCTGACCCCAGGGCCAGCCGTGCGGGACCACCTGCCGTCGTGGCTGTCCCCTGACGCCCGCAGCTTCATCCTCGCGCGCCTCGCCGCTGGCAGGGCCCGCTACGGCTCCGACCTGCGGATCGGCTGGGGCCCCGCCCCCGTCGAGCTTGCGCAGGAGCTCGCCGACGCCGTTGCCTACGCCGTCGCAGGGGGGCTGCCTGAGGGGCTGACCCGCGACATCGTCGCCGCCTACGAGGCGTCTCTGCGGCTGGCCCGCGCCCAACCCCGATCCACCAAGGAGCCGACCATGTCCGACGCTACCGATACCACCAACCCCGACGCCGAGCTCTTCGACCGCCTCGCCGCCGCCGCCCGCGACGGCTCGCTCGCCGCCTACGCCATCGTCGTCCAGACCGTCGACCCGGGGCGCGAGACGGTCACGATGGTCACCGACTTCGTTGTGACCGGCGGTGATGACGGCAACTTCGACGCCTTCGCGCATGGGTTCGACGGCTTGAAGGGCAAGGTCGGCGCCTACGTCGACGCTTACAAGGCGGCGAACGGCGACGCCGACCCCACCGCCTCGGACGGCTGACCCCATGCCCGCCCTCGCCTACATCGCCTTCATCCCCGGCCACGGAGCCCGCCCCAGCGGCTACGACCCCGGCGCCGTCTCAGGAGCCGTCCGCGAGGCCGTCGTCGTCCGCGACATCGCCGCGCGGGCGATGATGGCGCTGGGCCGCTACCCGCTGCTGACCGGCGGCATCCACGACGCGCACCCGCAGTACCGCGACCGCGTGGGGCAGGCGATCAGCACGGCGCGGGGGCTGGGGCTGTCCCGGGTCGTCGTCTGCCATCTGCACTGCAACGCCTCTGGCACGGGGCAGGGCACCTACACGGCGACCATCACCGACGCCCGGAGCCCGACCTGCGGCGCCATCGCCGACCACGTCGAGGCCGAGATGCAGCGGGCGGCGCCGGGCGTGCTGACCAGACGCAAGACCCGATCAACCTGGCAGGACGGCTTCCCCCGCGCCGAGGGGTTGATCGAGACCGCGTGGACGGCCGGCAAAGGCCTCCCCGGCGGCATCGTCCACGCCCTCGTCGTCGAGGCTGCCTTCGTCGACACGCCCTCGCACGCGGCGCTCCTGATGGATGGGGCAGCCCGGGCGCGGCTGGCTGTCGGGCTGGTGACCGGGCTCGCGCGCGGGCTCGGGGTGGCGTAGGATGCAGCTGATGAAGACGATCCCCACCCACCTCCGCGGCCCCGCCCTCTACGCCCTCGTCGGGCTGGCCCTCCTCGCGCTGGCCGCGTGGGCGACCGACGCGCTGGCGCAGGCGGAGGGCCTGCCTCCCGCGGCAGACCCCGGCCTCGGCGCGCTGGCGCCCTTGCTCGACGGCGCGGGCCCCGCTGGCGTTGTGGTCGCCGTGCTCGTGGGCGTCTGGCGCGAGTGGCGCGCCGAGGCGCAGCGCCACGCGGCCGAGCGCGAGCGGCTGCGGGAGGACGTGGCCGCGCTCCGGCGCGAGTTGGAGCACCTGCGCCTCGACACCACCCACCGTCTCGAGCGCGCGGGCGATGCCGTCGCTGCCGTGCGCGCGAGCATGGAGAGCAGCCGATGACCGCCCTCGCCCTCGATACCCCTGCCCCGCGCCCCTCCACCGCCCCGCCCACCGCCCCGCCCACCGCCGCCCCGCGTCCGGGCGACGCCCTGTGGGCCCTGCGGCTGGCCCTGCTGTTGAGCGCCGAGGCGGCCCTGCGCGGGCCCGACACCACCCCCACGCCCCCGGCGGAGGTGCGGCCGCTGCGGCTGGTCTCGCCCGGCGGCCCCACGGAGACCTGATGGGCAAGATCGAGACGAACAGCGGAAACGACGGCTTCGGCACCACCCACCGCGAGGTCTGGGTCGGCATGGAAGAGTGCCCCGACGGCCGGATGCTCCACATCGCGACCGGCACCGGGGACAGCCCCACCAACGCGCAGTTCGCCACGCTGCAGGCCAGCGCCGACGACACGCAGGTCAGCACCGCCGACTGGTACGACGACTGTGCGGTCAAGCTGCCCGCGTGGACCGGGCGCCTCATGGCCGCCGCAACCGCCCGCGGCATGACGGCCGCCGCGGTCAAGGCCGCCGCCCGGCGCGCGTTTAAGTCGTAGGCGGCATCGGCCCGCCCCACCGGGCGACGACGACCGCACAGCGCCAGACCAGCCGGGCCCACGCCACCGCCAGCGGCAGCCGCCCGGCCCCGGCGAGCTCCGCGGCGAGCAGCCCGCCGACGGCCGCGTGCACCGCCCACAGGTCCGCGTGGGCCCGGTCCGTGCGCACGGCCGCGGTGATGTCCGCCCGCACCCCGAGGCACGCCTCCACGACGTCAGGGCGCGGCGTGAGGACCGGCGCGGGCTGGCCCCCGGGGGTGGCGCTGGGCTGCGGGTGGGCCTGCCTGCGGGTGTCGGTCACGCTCCCCCCGGGCACGCCGCGACCGCCGGGAGGGGTGGGGCGAGCCTACCCGGAGTCTACCGCGCGGCGGAGGGGTCCGGGATTTCACGCGGTGACAGGGGGCTCAGGGCCACAGGATGCTGTCCATCAGCGCGTAGGTCTTGGGTGCCTCCTGGCTCTTGGTCCAACCAAGCCCCACTTCGGCGAGGTGCGACGCCTCAACCTCGTCCCAGCGCGCGACCAACGCTGCCCACTTGGGGCACACCTCGGCCATTTTCGGAAGGTCTTGCCGCAGTCCTGGCGCTATTTCCAACAGTCGTAGGCATCGGTCCAAATCGGCAGGATCGTACGGATGTGACGGCCGGTTCACGCGCTCACCGAATGCAAGCCAGAGCGCCATACAGCGGCTACTCTCGCCCGCCTCGCTTCTCGCCAGCCAATGGATCGCCTGCGCTTGTGTCGGTGTCATCGGTCCTCCTTCGCCGCAACCGCGGCGCTCCTGTGTGTCCTCGCCGCCCGCCCGCGCCCCACATCGGGCACCGGGGCGGGCTCGGGCTCGCGGTAGACCTCGCCCATGCACGCGACCGTGCACCACGGGGCATCCCCGGGGCTGCGGTAGCGGCGGCCGCAGACGGGGCAGGGGGCGGTGATGGCGGCCTTCACGACCACCGCCGCGCAGCCGCGGCCCAGCCGTCGGCAGCCACCTCGGCGCGCCGGGCCCACCCCAGCGCCGCATCCCGCCACCGCTGACCGGCCGCGCCCCAGCACATCTGGACCGCGGAGGGCGGGTGCTCACCCCTCGGCCGACGGAAGATGTAGGCCCGCAGCGCCAGCGGGCCGGCGGCCACAGCCCCGCGCCACCCCGAGGCAGCGGCCAGCGCAGCCTCCCACGCCCCGAGCGCGAGCACGTGCGCCCGCAGCCGCGCGGCCGCCGACGTGCGCCGCCCGCCGGGGCGGACCCGCAGGCGGCGGTGGTGCCAGGGGCGGCCCCTCATGCGCTCTCCACTGGGCCGCGCTCAAGCCGAAGGTCAGCCTTGATCAAGGTCGCCGCCGCGATGCGAATGGCGGTCGCCGTCTCGTCGAACCCGGCGCTGGCGACCTCGGCAGCAATGGCGCTCAGCGCGCCGCAGGTTGCCACTTGACCGGCGGTCAAGCCTTGCTGAAAGGCGGCGTCAACCTCCGCCCGCGCGGTGGCCAGCGCCTCGGCGGCCTCGCGCTCCTGCCGCAGTTGGGCGACGATGTCGGCACTGTGCTGGTCAGCGACGACGACGACGTCACAGCCGCAGTTCACGCACAGGCCGTCCTCATCGCAGAGGCGCGGGCCGCCCACGCCGCAGTCGCAGACGGTGATGGGGCCCGCCGCTGCAGCGGCGGCCACCGCGGCCTCGGCCTCCACTGCCCGCCGGCCCATCTTTGCGAGTTCGTCGGCGGCAGCCTTCCACGCCCCCATGGCTGGGGCGAGGCGCCGCATGAGGCGCACGTTCGCAGCGTTCAGCCGGGCGGCGGTCGCCTCGGCGGCGTGGGCGCGGGCCACCAAGCGCTCGACAACGCCGATGAGGAAGAATGGCGTCTCGCCCGGCTCGCGGACCAAACTCTCGCCGGGGGCCAGCGTTGACGCCACCGCGGCGGCGCCGATCTGCCGGGCGAGAAAGTCGTGGTCGTCAGCGGCTTGCTTGGCCTTGGCCTCAGCGGCCTCGGCCTGGGCGCGCAGCTGCTCCACCGCCTCGGCAAGATCGCGCAGGTCTTCGATGCCCACGTCCTCGGGGTCTTCGGTGCCAACTACGCGGGCAACGTCGACGGCGAAGGCGCGCCACGTGTTCGCGGTGGCCTCCCACGTCTCGGCGCGGGCGCGCAGGGCGCCGACATCGTTGACGCTGACGTGCTCGCCTGTGAAGTCGGCGGCGAGGATGGTGGTAAAGGTCGGGTTCATGGCTGCTCCTGTCGGGCGTTGTGCGCCGCCACCGCGTGCGACGCGGCCTCGGCGGCGTGAAGGGTGCCGCACAGGGCGGCGATGGTGAGGACGCCGGCGAGGGCCAGCCACATCACGGCGTGCATGGCGCGCAGACGGGCCTCGGCGGCGAGGCGGGCGGTGCGCTCGGCGATGTAGAGGGTCTGCCAGTCGGGGGCGGTCATCGCCGCCACCGCGCGCAAGCCACAAGCCACTCGTGAGCCAAACCGCGGTGCTTGGCGACATTGTGCGGGTGCACGGCAATATCAGCAAGCGCGTCCTCCTTGCGGCTGGTCCAAAATGTCACGCTCCACGCGTGGCTGCGGGCGACGGCGGCGCCGGGGCCCGCGCGGCGCACGGTGCGGCGAACGGTCAGCTTGCGGGCAGTCATGGTCGGCTCCTGTTGGTCAGTCGTTGGCGTGGTCAATGACGCTGACAGCCGCGCTCTCGCCGCCTTCGGCGAAGGCCACCGCCTCATCCTCGGACATGATGCGGCAGAGCTTGCAGGGCGCGGCGATGAAGCAAGTGCAGCACGCGCCTTCCTGCAGGCGCTCGCGCACCAACGCTCGGCGCTCGGGCTCGGGCAGGCGCGCCGCATCATCGGCGTGGTAGAAGCTGCTCGGGGTGCGGCTCATGGTCGTCTCCCTCCGCCCCATCCCCAGGGGCATCCCGCATCGGCAGCGGGCGGGCCGGCGCGCGGTGTGCGCGGCGGTGCCGGGGCCTTGCGGCGGCCCCGTGGCCGGGGGAGGTCAGACGAACAGGTGTTCGTCAGGGTCGCGGTACACCATGACCACGCGCCCGTCCTTGAACGCGCGGCAGTCGGCGAGCCGCAGGCCGGTCGCGGCAAGCTGGTCCTCGACGACGCGGAGGGCGTTGGCCTCGCCATCGTTGAGCTCGTTCGGCGTCTCCCGGGGCGGAAAGGTGATCGCGACCGACCGCGGGCCGGCGGTGCGCCATGCCTGGGCGAACCCGGCAGCCACCAACCAGACGGCGGCCTCTTTGACTTGGTAGTGCAGCGTGGACTTCGGCATCAGGGCCTCCAAGGGGCCGCCCGGCGAACCGGGCGGCCCGGGGGTTGGTCGCTCACATCCCGCGGAGCATCTCGTAGACCCAGTCCTCACCAACGATGCGGGACTCAAGGTCCTTGGTGATGCAGCCGTCGCCCTGGGTCCAGTCAAGCTCAACCTTCAGGGTGAAGGAGACGCCGGTGCGGCTCACCGCGTCGATCTCGTAGATGTCGCGCTTCGCGAGCTGGCACACGGGGACGATGCGGCGCTTGCCTTCGTTGAAGTACACGCCGTCCACTTGGCAGCCGCGGGCGAGCAGGCGGCGCACGGTGCGGACAACAAGGTGCTTGGGGGTGTGGTCGATGATCGTCGCGTTGGGGGCCTCAATCGTCCAGGCGTTGACGATGTAGGCGTTGGAAGGACCGGTCTCGATGGCGAGGGCGTTCATGGTCGGCTCCTGTCGGCGGGGTTGGTTCGTGTCCCGCCCGCCCCACAACCTTATCGCACGCCGTGTCCGCTGGCAACGTCCACGCGCAACTTTCTCAAACTTCGCCGAGAACCGCCTCAAGACGGCTCACCTCAGCGCGCAGCATCGCCACGACGACCTGCTCAATCGGCCCCGGCTGCAGCGCCCGCACCCGCTGCAGCAGTTCGGCCGGGACCGCAATCGGGGCTGTCCCAGTGCCGTCCAGCAGCGCGGAGACAATCGGGCCCGGCAGCTCGGGCAGGTCGCGCGCGTCGGACGGGGGCAGCCGCAGGGGCAGCCGCGGGCGGCCCGGGTTGGCGAGCCCGCAGCCGACCTGCCGCGAGTGCGGCGTGCGCGGGGTCGGGGGCAGCCCCAGCAGGCGGACGGCCTCGGCGGCGGGGTCGGGGTGCGCGGCCAGAGTGGCGGCGGCGGTCTCGGAGAGGGTCAGGTGCACGAGGACGCGGTGGGTGGTGGACATGGTCAGCTCCGAGCGGACGTGGTGGTGTGGGCAGAGACGCGGATCGCCGGCCCCGGGGTGGTGTGAGACACGGTGCGGATGAGGAGCACGGAGCCCTCGCCGGGGCGCAGGCTGGGCCAAGCGCCGCTCCAGTCCTGCGCGCGGTCGACCACCACCGGCACGTCGGCGTAGGTCAGCAGGGCGCCCGACCGCAGGCTGGCCCCAGCCGTGCGGGCGACGGCCAAGCGGCGCAGGGCCAGCCGCAGCTCGAGGTCGGCGACGACCTGGCGGCCGGAGCTGGCGCACCACCACGGGCGGCCGTCGATCAAGACCTCGACCTCGGGCCCGCCCTCCTCGGGGCCGCCCCAGCGGATCGAGACGCCGGACGACGGCGGGAGGACCTGCCCCAGAGCCGCAGAGGACCGGGCCGCAGCCTCAGTCGGGGCCCGGCGCACGGCGTCGAGCACGCGCTCGGCGCGGGCGGCCGCGGCCTGGGCGGCGATGGAGCGGGTCTGGGCGGCCGCCAGACGCTGCTCAGCGGCCGCGACCTGCGCCTCCCACGCGGCGAGGGCTGACCCCGCCTGCCGGGCCTGAGCGGCCGCGTAGGCGGCCACAGAGGCAGAGGCGCGGGCCCGGGTGGCGGCGCCGTGGTCGTCGCCCCAGTGGGCGGGCGGGGTGAGGGTCAGGGGTGGGACGGGCTCGGGGGCGGACGGGACGGTGGGGCGCGGGCCGAGGGCCTTCTGCGCGGCGATGGCGGCGGCCCGTTGGTTCAGCAAGACCTGGTGCTGGGCCTGCGCGGCCTTGGCGGCCTCAAGGTCCGCGTCGGCGGCTGCGAGGGCGGCTCGGGCTTCGTCCAGACTGGCCTCCGCGGCCTCGACCACGCCCCTAGCTCGAGCGACGCGCTGCTCACGCTCGCGAGCCTGCTCAGCCTCGACGAGCTCGAGTGCGGCGCGGGCCTGAGCCACGGCCTCGACGGCGCGCGCCTGATGGGCCGCGGCGTGCTCGGCGCTGACCTGCTGCCCGCACGTTGGGCAGTCCCCATCGGTGGGCCCGGCGGCGGCGCGGTCGGCAGCCTCGACGGCGAGCGTGAGGCTCGCGCGGCGCTGCGACACCATCGGGTCGGACCAGCGGGCCGCCTCCCACGCCCTGCTCTGGGCTACGGCGAGGCTGGCCTGCGCGGCCTCGAGCACGCCCGCCCGCCTGACCCGCTCCCCAGCCTGCGCAGACGCGGACGGCATCTCGCCGGGGTGGTCGGGGATCGACACCTCGGCGGCGCGGCTGTCCCAAGCTGCGGCCCGGGCCTGCGCTTCGTCGTGGGCGCGCTGGGCAGCCTCAGTGTACCGGTGCTGCAGGGCGTGGTCGGCGACGGTGGAGGCGTAGGCGTCGGCCTGGGCCAGCCACAGCTGGGCGGCGTCGGCCTTGACCTTCAGCGCGTCGAGGCCTTGGGCTGGCCCTTCGGTGGGGCGCGCGGCGCGGGTGGCGTCGAGCGCGTTCGAGGCCTCGGCGCTGGCGCCCGCGGCCTCGGCGGCGGCCTTGTTCGCGGCGGTGAGGCGCGACTTGGCACCCATGACGCGGGCCTTGCCCTTGCCCACATCCTCCTCGACGTGGGCCTCATCCTCGGTCAACCCGCCGACCCACTGGGCGACGATGGCGCGCACGTCGACGGGGGGCAGGACGGAGAGCAGAAGGTCCCGCAGCGGCCGGCCGCGGGCCTGCCGGGTCAGGGCCAGCGCCTCGCCGGGGCAGAGGATGGCGCGGGTGAGGTCAGCGTCGATTCCCAATGATGCCTGCCACGCGGCTTGGCTCTGCAAGGAGGTCACGATGCGGCTCTTGGGGTCTGCCGGCACCTGCGGGGGTGAGGCTGTCTTCCACGTCGACGACCTGCTCAGCGTCATCGTGCGGGCGAGGGCTGACCCGTCGGCGAGGACGGCGGAGATTCTGGCGTCGGCGTCGTCCACGGTGTCGTTCAAGAGCTCGACGGGGAAGGCGCTCCCGTCCGGGGCCTGCCCGGTCAGCAGGAGGCAGAGGGCGAGAAGGGTCGTGGACTTGCCCGCCTGCGAGGGGCCGGCGAGCTCGGCGACGGGCGCGGCGGGCAGGGCCAGCGGGAGGGGCGCGGCGTGGGGGCCGAGGCCGGTGATGTGGAGGGTGGTGAGGCGGGGCATGGTGGTCGGCTCCGTGGCAGGTGAGGGGCAGCACCCCGGGCGCCTCGGGGTGCGAAGGACAGGCCAGGGCCGGCCGTTGGGCTCAGGCTTTGTTCTGGCCCAGCACGCCGCGGGCCTTGCGCTCGGCGGCGCGGCTGCGGAGGATGTCCAAGCCGGTGCGGAAGCAGGCCAGCGCGCGGTCGTTGCTCTCGTGAGCAAAGTCGCCGGCCTGGAAGCACTCCAGCCGGTCGATGAGGATGGCAGCCAGCGCGGCGTCGATGGCGCCGGTCAACTTGCCGTCGGCGCCGCGGGGGCCGTGCTGAAAGTTGACGGTGATGATGAGGTCTTCGCTGTCGCCAATCACGGCGTCGTAGGCGTGCGATGCGCCGCCCGCGTTCGGGTCGGTGTCGTCACAGGTGATCTTGATGTCGGCGGCGCCGAAGGGGTCGATGTGGTGGGTGATGTTGCGCATGTTGTCTCCGATGAAGCGGCGCGCCGGAGGCCCGGTCGGCGCGCGGGGATGGGGCCACGGGCGGCCGGGCGCTGCTACATCCAACCGCCGTTGCACTCTTCGTCGTCGGGCTTGGCGACCGGCTCGGCGCCAGCAACGGTGGTCAGAACGGTGATGGCGGTGAAGACGAGGGCTTGAAGCGCGCAGAGCATGGTCATCTCCAGAGGTGCGCCCGCCGTCCCCGGTCGGCGGGCTGATGGTGTGAGCGCCGGGGCGCAGTCAGTGTATCACGACGCTGTCAGTCGGCAACGTCTGCCAGTGCTTAGGCGAAGGGGTCCTCGGCGGGCTCGGTGCCGTACACGTCGTCGGCCGTGGCCGGGGCGGTGGACACGTCGGGGGCCTCGACCACGGGCAGGGGCAGGGGCTGGGCCGTGGGCGCTGGCTCAGGGGTCAGCCCCAAGGCCTCGGCGGTCAGCGGCTGACCCTCCTCGGGGGCGGGCTGGGGCTCGGGGCTGGGACCGGCGTCCTGGGGCTGGGGCTGCCCCTCCTCCGAGCGGCGGGAACGGCGGCCGCCGCGGCGGGGCTGGGGCTGGGCCTCCGTGGGGCTGGCGGGGGCGAAGGGGTCGGCGTCGGGGGTGGTGGTGATGGCCTCGATGGGGGGCTGGGGCTGGGTGTCGGCGCCGTCGGTCTTGACCTCGACGGGCTCGGGGGCGTCGTGGCTGATGTCGCGCAGGCCGTTGGGGCCCATCACTTCGAGCAGCCACCGGACGCCGGCGCGCAGGTCGTCAAAGGCGTCGGCCTTGGCGCGCAGCACGCGGTCTTCGCTCTCGCGGAGGATGTGCTCCAGGGTCGATTTGGGGTAGGCGCGCGCGGTGGCGCTCGTGAAGTCAGACATGGGCTACTCCTCGCCGGCTTCAGCGCCGGGCTCTTCGTGGTGGTCGGTGGTCTGGCCAGGGGTGGGGGTCTGGGCTGACCCCCGGATCTTCGTCGCGATGCCGCTCCAGTCGTCGCCGAGCGCCCGGGCCAGCTTGCCCCGGCCCTCGCGGTCGGTGGGGATGGTGCGGGGGGTAGGCAGGGCGGCGAGGGCTTGGGAAAGAGCGTCAGGGGTGGCGTTCAGGCTGGTGAGCATCACGCCCAGCGGGTCGCCCGTCGGCCGCAAGACGTGCGGCTTGGCCTTGCGGCGGGGGAGCTTCACCTGCACCGTCATCTCCCGTTGCAGGTCCGGGGCGCCGATGGGGCGCACGCCGCCGACCTTCTTCCCGTCGACGGTCACGGTGTCGTCGAAGCCGAGCGTCACCGCGCGGCCCGGCCAGCCGTCCACGTCGTCGCCGAGCATCGCGGCGAGGAGGATGGCGGAGGTCTTGCAGACGATCCAGGGGCGCTCCCTGCCCTGCAAGCTCAGCCCGTAGACGACCAGCTTCTGGCGCCGCTGCTGCGGCTTCTCAGGGTCCTCCACCTCTTCGCGCCGCACCTCGGCGATCCTGAACGTGGGACAGGTCTTGCACTCGGGCCCCGTGAGAAACTGCCCAGCGAAGAACTCGCGGTAGTCAGGCATCACGCCTCCCCGGCCGACTCGTCGTCGGCCTCGTCGTACGCCCAGCTGGGCAGGTGAAGAGGGGCAAGCTCAGGCACCTGCCCCGGCCACGCACCGCTCTTCTCGGCAGCCTCGACGGCAGCCAGGGCCTCGCCCCGCACCTCGGCGCCGACCCACAGCGGGCCGTCGCTGTCGGCTGTCCCCAGGTCGTAGACGGCGACGTCGGGGCAGGGGCGCGTCTCGTAGGCGAGGATCAGCCCGCGGATGGGGCGCCGCAGCCCCAGCGCCCCGAGGCAGGCGGCGAGGCCCGCGGCGTAGTGGGCCTCTTGGGCGTGGTAGAGCTTGCGCGTGACCTCGGCGGCGATCTGGCGGGGGCGGATCGAGGGGACAGCCTTGAGGTCGATCAGCTGCACTTCGTCGGGCTTGATGAGCACCAGGTCGGCGCGGCCCTTCATGCGCCTGCCGTTCTCGCTCCAGTACATGCTGAGCTCGGCGAGAGCTTTCACGGCCCCCACGCCCCGGACCAGCGGGCCCGCGACCGGGTGGGCGTGCACAGCGTCGCGGACCGCCGACACCAGATCAGCCTCGCCCTGGGACAGCCACACGCGCCGGGGGTCGGCGGCCTGCGCGGCCTCGAAGTCGGCGCCGGCGCGGCGGCCGGGCCAGGTGCCATAGGCGGTGGCGAAGGTGCCGGGCTCAAGGATTGCGGCGTGCATCGCGCTGTACTCGGGGCCCACGCTGCTGTCGCGAAGCTCGCCGGCGAGGGCGGCGCGGTAGTGTAGGGGGCTGCGGACGGCGCGCTTGAGGCGGCTCCAGTTGAGCCCCTCGGCGGCCTGGTAGCTGCCGAACGGCTGGCCCGCGATGAGCCGGGCCGCGCTCACGCCCCACCCCCGCCGATGATCGAGGCCCGCCCCAGGAACTGCCGCGCGGCCAGCTCCTGGGCCGCGGCCCGGAGCATGACGATTTCGGGGGCGTCGGCGCCGCCTGGGGCCCGGCGGCCGATCCACGTCCGGCGCAGGTGCCGCACGGCGTCCGCGAGGTCGTCGCTGGGGCAGGCCCGGGCCAGCTCGAGGAGGGCGGCGGCAGCGGCCGCGGCGGTGGGCTGCACTTCGGGGTCGCCGGGCTGCAGCTGGTAGGCCGCGCAGACGCCGTGGGTGGCGCTGTAGCCGGCGCCGCCGTGCACGAGGGCGAGGGCGGAGAGCAGGCCCCGGCGGCGCGGGTGGTGCTCAAGCGGCAGGTCGGCGGCGACTATCGCGCTGACGGCGGCGAGGAGCGAGCTGGCGCGCTCTCGGGTCTGGACGGGCAGGCCAGCCGCGGGGCTGGCGGTGGGCGCTGAGACGGTGGTCACGGTGGGCCTCCTGGGCTGGTGTGAGCGTGACTGGTGAAGGCTATGCGAAAGGCAGGCGAAGCGCAAGCGAAAATCCACCGAAAAAAAGTGTAGCGTCGGCTGCGGGTCGGTGGTAGGCTGCGGGGCGTCGGGCCGATGGCTGGCCCTGTCGGGCCGCTTGGCCCTGGGAGGTGGTGATGGCAGAGGACATGGTGGGGCAGCTGGCGCAGAAGTTCGAGCCGACACACTGGGGGCAGAACCCCAACGGGGGCGGGCAGCCGGTCGGCAGCGACAAGCGGCGCAAGATGCTCGACGAGAGGGCGATCGCTCTGAACAAGCTGCACAGCGTCTACAACGCGCGCGGGCGGGACCTGGTGTGGGTCATCATCCAAGACGCGCGCAAGGACCTCGACGCCCGACGCGTGGCCGAGGCGTCGGAGCGCGAGGCGTGGGCCTGGGGTGCGCAGGTCAAGCGAGACCTCGAGGACCGGCTCGAGAAGGCCCGGCCGTGCGCCGAGCGGTCCGAAGAGCAGGCGGCCGCGGCTGGGCGCACGGCTGCTGCTCTTCAGGATGAGGTCAAGGCTCTGCGCAACGCGCTCGACAAGGCGCGCGAGGAGGCGCTCGACCGGAAGACCAACGACAAGCGCGCCGATGATGCGCTGGCGCAGGCGAAGCACCGTGCGAAGGCGCAGGCGGCGCGCATCGACGACCTCGAGCGGCAGGTCGACGAGCTCTCGACGCGCTGGGGCGACGTGCGGCGCGACCGCAGGGAGCCGGCGCTGTGCGTGGCGCAGCTGCTCGAGGGCATGGGCAAGCGCGGGCAGAAGCTCGCCGAGCGGTTGCCGATGGCGTGGCTCCAAGGCCCGAGCCCCGTGGCTGACGGCGCGCGGGCGCTCGCCTCGGCTGCGGCGGCGCTGCCCGAGGGGTCGGCGGAGCGGGGGCGGGGCCTGCTCGCGCTGCTCGCGCTGCTCGAGGCCGGGGCGCCGGCTGGGGGTGCGGCATGACCGCCGACCTCGGCCGAGGGTCGCTGCTGTACGAGGCCACGCGCACGGCGCCGGTGAAGCCTGAGCCGCTGCCTGTCCGGCTGCCCCCGCGGGTGGCTGGGCGGGGCCTGCCCCCGGAGCGGGTGACGGCCGGGTGGTGGTGGATCGACACGCCGCGCTCCCCGGTCCTGCCCGCCCGAGTCGTGGTCCGCGACGGCGTGCTCGTGCTGCGCGAGGACCCCCGCGCGAGCGTGGCAGACCGCATCCGGGCCGGCAAGCTGCGCGTCCTGGGCCCCTGCGCCGGGTTCCGCAGCCCCGAAGCGCTGGAGCTGACGTGGCAGGCCATCCAGCGCGCCCGCGAGGCCGTCGAGGCACAGGCCGCCCTGGAGCCGCTCGTCCGGCGGCACGCGCCGGCCATCCTCGCCGCGCTCGACGAGGACGCGGGCGGCACGCTGGGGAGGCTCACGGACGCGCTGCTCTCCGCGGTGGAGGGCGGCGCAGGCCGGCGGACGGTGCGGGCGGCCATCGTGATGGTCGCGACGGCGCTCGATGAGGGGGTCAGCCCATGATCACCCTCGCCATCGACCCCGGGCAGCGCGGCGCCGTCGCCGCTGTCCGGCTCACAAGCATAGGCCGCCTCGAGGCCGTCGCCATCGCCCACGCCGGGGGCAGGGGCGGCTACCAGGCGGGCGAGCGGCACCTTGCACCTCTGCAGGCATGGGCCGCCGTCGAGGATGTGCTGGGCCGCCTGGGTCAGCCCCTGGCCCCGGGCGCGGCGCTGTGGGCGCTCGAAGCCCTGGGGCTGCGCCCGGGCGAGGGCGTGGCCTCGACGGCGACGACGGCGCGGGGGTGGGCGGTGTGGTGGAGCGTTCTGCACTTGAGCCTTGGGCCGGGGTGTGGGCGCGAGGTCACCGCTCTGCAGGTGGACGCGAGGATGGGGCTGCCCCGGGGGCTGGGCCGGGCCCTGCGCAAGACAATGGTGCTGGAGCGGGTGGGGCAGGAGATGACGGGCGCGGGGCTGTCCCTCGACCTGCTCGCGCCCCCGGGTGGGCGCGTCGCCAGCGATGGGGCGGGCGACGCGGTGTGGATGGCTTTGGCGTTGGGGAGGGGGTTGTGATGGAAGACGAGACGGTGGCGATCCGGCCCGTGGGGCCGTGGCAGGTGTGGGCCTCGGGTGGGGGCGAGCGGCGTGTGCAGGTCGGGCCGACGCACCGGTCGCTGGCCAAGGCTGAGGCCGCGGCGGCGGAGCTGCTGTGGATGGGAGCCCACGGCGTGGATGTGGTCGATCTGGGGCAGCCCGCCGGCGACAGCGAGCCGGGGCAGGTCGGGCTGTTGGGCTTGCTCATGCGGGGTGGGGCATGATCCGCGTCGCTGACGTCTTCGAGGGCGTGGGGCCAGCCCAGGGTGAGGGCGAGGTCCGGGCGCGTGCCTTGGCTTGGGCTGAGCTGCGGGCTGGCCCTCGTCAGGTGGTGCCGCAGGGCGGGGCGGCGACCGGGCCGGCGATGGGTTTGGGCGAGCGGGAGTGGATGCGCGGGGCGACGTCGGTGGCGGCGCGGCGGCTGTTTGAGCTTGGGCGAGGTGAGGGATGAGTCGAGACCCGTTGGATCGCTACTACACCGACGACCGGCTGGCCCTCGCGTGTGTGCGTTGGTTGATCGACTGCTTCGACGTGCCCGACGTGGTCCTTGAGCCTTGCAGCGGCGGCGGGGCCTTCGGGCGCGCGGCGCAGCGGGCGGCCCCCGGCGTGAGGGTGCTCGGGTGCGACATCGACCCGGACGCCGCGCCCGGCTACCCCTGCGACCGCGTGCCGGTGTCGACGTGGCGCCCGCCGGCCGGCCTGCCGTGGCGGACGTGGATCGTCACGAACCCGCATT